TCGTCGACGATGATCACGTCGGCGCCCATGCCGGTCAGAGTGCCACCCACCGAGGTCGCGTAGCGCTTGCCACCCGCGGTGGTCGCCAGGTGGCTGATGGCAAGGCGGTCGAGCACCGTCCCCGGAAACAGCCGGCGATACCACGGAGTGAGCATAACGCGGCGGCAGTCTGCCGAGAGCTTGTCGGCCAGCTCCTGCCCGTAGCTGACGCACACGATCTCGCGCCCCGGATCGTGTCCCAGCAACCAAGCAGGAAGGGCCACAGACACAATGATCGACTTCAGACTGCGGGGTGGCAGGGCGATCGCCAGCCGCACGTTGGCATCCGTGCGCACGCGGTCGACCTCGGCGCACAGCTTCTGAATATGGAAGTTGTCTGCGAACGGCTCGCCGGTCAGCTCGGTAAAGACGCGCTGCGTGAAGGCCCAGAAATCCAGTCGGGTGATGGGGTCGAACTCGTCAGGCGTCAGCTTCACCGTCATCCTCCTCTTCATCTTTCCGCTCGCGGATGATCTGGGTCAGTCGGGCGATCAAACGGTCAGCGATTTCCCGGTCGGACCGCGTCATCACCGGCGCACGTGCGGCCTCAGCCTCTGCGTTCTCCTCGGCCTTGCGGGCCATATCGAGCGCCAGCTTCATGGCACGTGGGTCACCGCCGGCGCCCTTGTTGGCCAGCTGCGTCGCGGCAATCTCGAGCTTCGAGCGACGCCTGGTGCGGCCCCTTTCGGTAACCGGCACGGTCTCCTGCACCGCCCGGGTGATCGCAGCATCGACCCCCCTGCCCTTCTTGGGCCGGCCGCTCGGGTTGCCGGAACGGCCGGCGGGAAACCGGCCAGCCCGATCGCGAGGGCTGCTCATGCCACGTCCGCCTGAGCGCCGGCTTCAAGCGCGGTGAACGAGGCGTCGTCACCCTGCCGGATGGGGTCGTCGCCACTCCACTTGCGCCACCGCCGCAGGATGGTGTCGCAGTACAGCGGGTCCAGCTCCATCGCGCGCGCCCGTCGGCCCAGCTTCTCGGCGGCGATGACGCTGGTCCCGGAGCCAGCGAACGGGTCCAGGACGATGTCGCCGCGCACGCTGGCGTCGAGCAGGATGTCGCTGATGAGGGCGAGCGGCTTGACAGTGGGGTGCATCGCCAGCGGATTGCCCTCCTCCGCGGTGCGGGCAAGGCTGGCCGCGCTGGGGTAGCTCCAGACGTTGCTGCGTGAGCGCCCGAACCGGCCGAGTTGGACGTTGTTGCGCGACGGTGCCCCCTTCTTGGCAAACACGAAAAAGAGTTCGTGCTGGGAGCGGTAGAAGCTGCCCATGCCGGGCTGGTTCTTCTGCCAGACACACAGATTGACGAAGCGGTCGTAGGCGGCCTAGCCGGCCTGGCCGATCTCGACGACGTGCCGCCAATTCATGGCCCAGAGGTGCACCGAGCCCGCCGCGGAATGTCGATAGGCCAGGCGCATGGCGCTCTCGAGAAAGGCAGTGAAGCCGGCCTGGTCCATCTCGCCGACGCCCATAGCGAACTCGCGGTGCTGGAACTGACCCAGGCCCGAGACATGACCGGTGATGGGCACATTGTAGGGCGGGTCCGTGACCACCAAGGCGGCCTGGTCTGGCCCCATCAGGGCCGGGTAGTCCGCCTCGGACAGGGCGTTGCCGCACATCAGAACATGCTGGCCGAGCCGCCAGACGTCCCCGGTGCGGGTGATTGGCTGGTCGGTCACGACCACGACCGGCGGCGCCTCCTCGTCTACGCTCTCCTGCAGACCCTCGATGCGCAGTTCGATTTCGGCCATGGCAAAGCCGGTGGCTTCCAGATCGAAGTCGAGATCGAGGCTGCTGAGATCGAGCAAGATCGCGCCCAAGGCCTGTTCATCCCAGGACGACAGCTCGGCCAGGCGGTTATCGGCGACAAGGAATGCCTTGATCTGAGCTTCGTTCAGGTGCTCGACGCGGACCACCGGCACGGTGTCGAGGCCGAGCTTCTTGGCCGCGTCCACCCGGGCGTGGCCGGCGATGATGCGCCCGTCAGCATCAAGGAGGATGGGCGCGATGAAGCCGAAAGCTTCGATCGACTTGCGCAGGCTGCGGATCTGCGACGCCGGGTGTTTGCGCGGCGCACCCGGCATCGGCGTGAGATTACCGGGCGGGAGGTACTCGATCTGCAAGGTCGCGGTCCGCGGCGGCGGCTTGATCGACTGGGACATAGAAAGCTCCTCTGCGAGTGGCGGGAGCTCCTAATTCTGCCGATCGGCGCTGCAAAAATAGGGTCAAAATTCAACGGCGGCTCATTGGATCCAGACTAGGTGCAGAAGGTCTTGCTCACCCACGCCAAACCGCTTGTCGTTGCAGATAGGCACCTTCACTTGGTTGCTCAGCTCAACCACCCTGGCGAACCAATCGACCTGAGCCAAGTCGATGCCGCGTTCGAGCTGGGTCTCGCCCAGCTCCAGGTCATGGAGCTCGCTGGCGATCGCGAGATGCTGGACTGGCCTGCTGGGCCGGAGCACGCGCTTCTGGAAATTGTCGGAGGCTTCCAGGTTCTCACCCGAAAGAAAAAGAGCAATCTGGCGCTGGGTGAACTTCCTCAAACCCGCGGGGAGAGCCTGCGGACGTCCGAGCCATTCGCGCACCCACGGGCGCGCCGCCCGGGCCGTCCGCAGTCGGTCCTTGAGCCGACGGCGGGAGGTTCGCAGCACGGCTTTGCTTCGCTCGGGATCGGCCTGCACGAGTTCATTCAAGCGCGGATCGGCGAACGGGGCCGTCGTCTCATCGATGCGGTTGACCGCTTGCAGGTACTGGCCCGCCCAAGCCAGCTCGGCCTCCCGCCGGGCGTTGTCCTCCCGCGGCGCGGGAAAGGCGAGAGCGGCGAAGAATCGCGCGCCTGTCTCGACGTCACAACACTCTCCCGGCCCAAGTCGCCTTTCGCGCAAAGCCATGGTCGCCTCCGAAGCTGGCACGGACCATCAGGCCACACATCACCTGTTCTGAACCTGATTTCCGCCTGATCTTGCGGAAGCATGACCTGATGCGGACGCCGCGGAAAGTTAGGGATAACCCTATGAAGAGGCACCGCTATTTGCCGTGTTGCGCCCGCCGCACAGCGTGCTTTCCCTGGAAATTGACGAAAACAGGATACGAACAGGCAGAACAGGGGCGGAGACGAGTTCGCGCCGGACTGCCTGCACAACCACCCAGTCAGGCTGACGCAGACAATTTCAGCGTGTGGCGGCTCGGTCCGCGAACGCCGCGGCTTTCTGGGCCGTTCTGTGCGGAGCTATCCGCCCGCCGTACCTGAGAGACGGCGATGGCCACGTGACAGCCCTCCCAATGGCGGTCCTGTCCCTGCGGCCGATTTCGGCAGTACGGATTGGGTTTGTTCGGCATCAGCCCGGAATCGAGGCCGGTTCGCCTTCTGCTCGCACTGGAAGAGCGTGACCGGGGTTGTTCAGGGTGGGCCGTCGCCTCCTGGCAGGCGGTGAGTGAACAAGGCTCTGTCGTTCAGACGAAACCGAGCGCCTGGCGCTGGTCTTGCCAGTCGGTGGGGGTGCGCGCGTCTCGCATCAGGGCGGAGGCAGTGACGGCCCTGGGCTGCCGACCATCGAGGATCGCCTCGACGATGTCCGGTGCCAGCCAAGCCAGCCGGGTGGCATAGGATTGCGAGATGCCCTGTGTCTTGGCAAAGGCGGTCAGGCTCGGTGCGCTGCTGATCACCAAGGCCTCACGCATTGCCCAGGCCTTGGCAACCAAGCGGACCAGCGAGGGATCTGATCGATCAGCCGCGATGGTCGATCCGACCAGCAGTGCCATCTCCCGTCCGGCCCGTCGCAGCGCGACCGGCTCCGTGAGGACGATCTGGTGCGCATCCTCACCGCGCTCGGCGCTGCCATCGAGGTCATCACGAGCCGGTGCACCCGCGAGCATCGCCAGCAGCCGTGCTGCGGAGAACCGGATGGCGAGCTCGTGCCGCTGCACAATCACCTGGGCGTCGAGGCCCAGAAGGAGGTCGCGTCGCGCGGTCTGGCCCTGCCGGTGCCAGCGCTCGACCAGCGCCTGTGCCGCAGAGAGAAGCCGGCGCTGCTGGGTACCGTCCGGTGGCAGCTGACCTGCTGATTGGAGTGCCTGAACCAGGCTCGGCCCATCCGCGAGCAGACGCGTGAGCCGATCCGAGGCGGCCTTCTCGAGCGCGGCGGCCGGCACCCGCAGCCCATCGGCATGCTCCTCCCGAGTGCCGGTGACCAGTGCGCTGGAGACGTAGTAGCGGTACCGCCGTCCTGCCTTGGTCACCTGCGTCGCGGTCATCGGCTCGCCAGCTGGGTCAATGAGCAGACCCGCCAGCAGGCTAGGATGGCTTGCATTGGCCCCCGACCGCCGAGCGCGCCGAGCCTGGGCGAAGCGCCCCTGAACCGCGTCCCAGAGTTCGGTCTCGATGATGGCCGGATGCTCGCCTGAGTAGGCCTGACCCCGGTGGGCCACCTCGCCACGATAAATGCGGTTCTGCAGCAGATAGAACAGCGCTTCGAAGGAGAGAGGTCGTCCGGTCTTACCAACGACCCTGTCCTCGGCGGGTTGGTGCTGCACCTGCCGTACCGTGCCGAGCTCGAGGTAGGACTGGAAGATCCGCTGCACGAGCTTGGCCTGCTCGGGATGAGGGATCAGCTTGCGGTCCTGGACCTGGTAACCGAGCGGCACCGTGCCGCCCATCCACATGCCCTTGCGCTTGGAAGCGGCGATCTTGTCGCGGATGCGCTCGGCGGTGACCTCGCGCTCGAACTGCGCGAAGCTCAGCAGCATGTTCAGCGTCAGCCGGCCTATGGAGGTGGTGGTGTTGAACTGCTGGGTGACCGAGACAAACGACACCCCCTGGGCATCAAACGCCTCGACGATCTTGCTGAAGCCACCCAGCGAGCGGGTGAGCCGGTCCACCTTGTAGACCACCACCAAATCTACCCGTCCGACGGCGATGTCGGCCAGGAGGCGCTGCAGGGCGGGCCGCTCCAGGGTGCCCCCTGAGAGGCCGCCATCGTCATAGCGGGCCGGCAGCAAGGTCCAGCCCTCGTGGCACTGGCTGTGGATATACGCCTCGCAGGCCTCGCGCTGGGCGTCGAGCGAGTTGAACGCCTGCTCCAGTCCCTCCTCAGAGGACTTGCGCGTGTAGATGGCACAGCGCTGACCGGGCCGCCGGACCCCTAGCGGGCCGAGGGCGGCCGGCAATCGGCGGCGGGCACATCGACTAGGCATCATCGCCAGCCCTCCTGCGAGTACTGCATGGCAGGGGCAATCCCCCAGCCCGTCTCAGCCCGAAGAAGCGCGGGCCGGACCAGTGGGCGCCCGTGATGTGCTGGGCCACCTCGGAGGGCGAGCGGAAGTGCTGCCCGGTCAGCTCGAAGCCCGCTTCCAGGGCCAGCACGGTGTAGGTGCAGCCCTGCCACTCGCGCAGCAGCGTCTAGCCGGGCTTGAGGCGGGGTGACGGGCTCGCTGCGGCCGAGGCCACGGACCCATTGGCCTGTGCGGCCGCTAAGGCAGCCAAGCACTGGCGTACCCGGGGGCTGAGCCCACCGTGCTGAGCTACCTGCTGGCGGTAGGCGAGGTCGCGCCGGAGGAAGTCGAGGCTCAGCGCCGCCGACACCTCGTCCCTTCGGTGCAGGCGCTGCCAAGCCCCCC